GGATTCATAGAAATACAACTCCGGGTGCAACACGCACAAAAACTTATGCAGATGGGTCTACAGAGACTCTGACTTATCCTTCGTCTTATACATACTTTGTTGATGTAGATGGTGAGATAGAAAAGAGAAGTAATAGCTTTAAAACTATTGAAGAGTTCTATGTTGCTGAGTGTGCTAAGAAGCATGGTGATGGACATGGCAGGCTGATAGTAGGAGGACATCATATAATCAATGGTGTCGCTACATTACAAGCAGAATATCCTACTGATGCTAATACTAAAGCAGAAATAAAAGATTTCTATGATAAGCGTGGAGTTGCTTATGGTGGGAGTGAAACAAAAACAGAACTTCTTTCAAGAATCAAATATCAGCATGATGGCGAAGGTCGTGCTGTATCAAAACATTTAGGTACATAATATGAATAACCCTATTGCAAAAGTAGTTAACTGGCAACTGTCTACTGGACAGCTTGACCATTGGACAACATATCACTTAGCTGCTGGCTTGTTTATAGCTAAGGTAGCTCAATGGTTAGGTGCATCTGATTTATGGGCAGTCTTATGGGTTGCTATTATTGGAGTACTGTGGGAAGTCTTTGAAGTCTATGTTGAAGGTACTGATAAGACATACGGTACAAAGAAACGCTGGGCATACAATACATTTGCTGACTTAGTAGTTGAAATTGGTGGAGCCTGGTGGATGGTATTATGAAGAAAGTTATTATTATAGGCAATGTATCAACATCTTATCCCTGTAAAATAAAATATGTCTATGTCGAGAACAGAGATTAAATTGTGGACAGTCTATATAGCCATCTTGTTTATTATTTTATTTCTTGTTAGTTTTTTCACAGGATGTGATAGCGGTTGGTCAATTATGGACTGGGAGGTTAAGTGAGTGAAAAGCCCGACACTGCAAGAAGTTATAGGGGTGCTGTTGTCGATGATAATGCTATTATTAGCATTAATCTCAAATGGTTGGGGCAGTTACTTGTTCTCGTTGCTATGCTTGTGTACGGCTATTGGCGTGTGGAGAGTAGATTGGGAGAGCTTGAAAATAAGATGCTTGCTGCTAATGAGCAGATTGGGGATTTGCTTGGCAAACATATCGTGGAGGAACGGATTGAACGAGAAGAGCTGGCAGAGAAGGTAAGTTTTTATGAGAAGGAATTTAATATTAACCCACTTAGCTGGGGTAAACGGAAGAAAAAGTAGAATGTGCGAAATATACTACATTTATGAAATATGGCAATTCAATAACCAAATATCAAGGTAATATGAACAATGGAAGAGTTTTTAGCACTCTATGCAGAAGCTGGTATGATTGGCGTTGTTGGAGCCATGTTTGTGTTTATGGTATATCAAAACGCTAAACGAAGTGAAAGCCAAGCTGAATCTATACAGGAATTACAGGTTATCAATAAAGGTCAGGAAGAGACTTTAGAGAACATGGAAGGCATGATAATTAAATTAATTGAAAGATGGAACAGGTCAGATGAAACAAGAGATAGGCGACATGAAGATATTGTCAAAGAGATCAATGATTTGTCCGATGTGATGATGGAAGTAAAAGGTTCCGTATCAAGAATCAACGGTAAATGATTATGGACAGTTTAAAAGTTACCAGCATAAGCACCAGTTTAGGCTTGGTTTATTGGACTGATATTATTTCAGGTGTCTTAATGTGTATAATGTTTCTAGCACAAATTTATTATTTATATTTAAAAACTAAAAAGATAAAGGAAAGTTAATATGAACATTAAATCAATGCTTATCAGGCTGGCTGAAGAACAGGCAGAAAAAATGCAGGAAGAGGCAATGGGACATCTTAGATCAGATGAATTCTCCAAAGCTCTTGCTACCAAGATCAATGAAAAGATTGACATCCCGTTTGTATCAGAAGATAAAGAACAGATATTTTTTGAAAAGGTAATGGATGTTGTTACTGATATGCTCGAAGGAGTATTCAAAGGAAAATAATATGCCTAAAGTAGGAAAGAAAAAATTCTCTTATACCAAGAAAGGCAAGAAGGCTGCCAAAAAGTATGCCAAAAAAAAGGGCAAGAAAATTAGGTATGCCTAGATTCGGTAAGAGATCAAGAGAGCGTCTTAAAGGCGTTGATGCAAGACTTGTTAATGTCCTGAATGAAGTAGTTAAATATTTCGATATTACGGTTATAGAAGGTTTACGCTCCCAGGAACGTCAGAACGAGCTTGTAGCCCAGGGAAAATCTAAGACAAAGTTTGGAAAGCACGTTAAGGGCAAAGCAGTGGACATAGCTCCATATCCTATAGACTGGGAATCACGGGATGATTTCCACTATCTTGGAGGCTTTGTCTTAGGCGTGGCTGCCAAGCTGGGAGTAGACGTAAGATGGGGAGGTGACTGGAACGGATCGTCACTTCAGGAATCTGCAAGAACTACCAAAGATAATAACTTCGATGATCTAGTTCACTTTGAATTAAAGGGCTAAGATCATGCCTAAGCAGATATATCCATTACGTGATTTCAGCGGTGGTTTAAATAGTCTTAAAGACCCGTCTGACATATCAGACAATGAAGTATCTCATGCACAGAATATTATGTTTACACAGCAGGGTGCTATGAATGCTGCATTCAATATGCGTGATTCTACAAATAATAAACTAACTGCTGTATCATCTACGCATATAGACCATATAGTCCCCGGTTATGGTCTAGGTTATTTCGAGACAGATCATTATGCTGATGGTGTAGCCAGGTCTTTAGCTCTTGTTGGCAATGCCGCAAATCGTGGATTTGTTTTTTCAACAAATGGCATGCAACATGCAGTCACTGGTTTTAGCGATGGCAATGATAAAGTAGATTATAATACAGGTAGCAATGCTGTTGCTGGTACATCACTTAATCTTCATAATTGGTTTCCAACGGGTACTGAAATATCTTTAAATGGGATGTCTATGGACGGCTCTTACTTAAGTCAAACAATAGCAGATGGGTCGATTGATGGAATCTATACTGTTGTTGGTGGGAATGGCACTACTACTATATACCTAGATAGAGCTACACCTGCTCAGATAGCTGCTGCATTAGGAGGCACAGACGTTGCGGATAATCTTTTATCTGTTACTGGTACTATTACTGGTATCTTATCTGGAGACAAGATATTAATGGTCGCAAATCCAGACGAACATCAAGTAGATATTTATTCTAATAGCCTATCTGCCTATACGGAAGATAGAGTTGTTTTGCAAGATCATACAGATGATAATGAAAATAGCAATGTTCTTTATTATAAAATAGATGAAGCTATACGATGTTGTGATACTAATTTAAATACTCAAAGTAAAATTAAATGGTTTGGCTGGATTTCCAGGGAACATTTTGTAGACAGTGCTTCTGAGAAAGTGCCTATTAGCGGATACTTTGTTAAGGATAATAAATTAGCACCACCAACAGCAGCAGCAGCAATAAAATATTTTAATGCTTCAGGTGATACGCTAACGTATCCAGCGGCAGGTACAGGTTTTACTTTAAAATGTTTTTCATCAGCAACTGACGGTTTAGTAGAAGGTGCTACATATGAATTTGCACAGTCTTTTATTTATGATGGCAATCAGGAATCCTTATTAAGCCACTATGCTATTAACGATACCACCATAGCGTCTGATCAAGATACTACATTAGTACATACTGATCTAAAACAGTTAAGTATACAAATAGGAGCCAATGGAGATTATGATGAACGTGTAACTGGAGGCAGAATATATATTAGGGAGTCTGGTTCAGATGATGAATGGACATTTCTCTTAGATATAGACCTTGCAAAAGGAGCAAGAACAGATTTAAACGGAAAGTATACTTCTTGGACATTAGTCAGCAGCAATCAGCATTTCATAGGTGCTAACGTTACTACATATATGAATGTTGACGCATTAAGTCTTCTAAATTATGAGATTATAAACGGCTTTCCATCTAATACATTTTCTAACGATCTCGGTGCTGATGGAGAAAAATGGCAAGACGCAGCCGTTGCAAATAATAGAGTTTTTGTTTGTAATATAAAAATGTCTGATAAAAGTACAGGTGAAAATAAAATAGCAGGTCATGCAAATAAGGCAACCTTAACACATTTTCCAGACAAA